AAATATAAAATATTAATACCCGCAAGCGTATCATATTGCAAAAGTAGGTATTACTTACATAAATGGTTGCTAACATAAATTAGCAACACGCTGCTGCCTTTATCATTAATTTTGCAAATGTAATGAAAAAAATGCAATGAAAAAGTATCAGTTTAGGGCAAATCCGGAGTATAACAAAGCGAGCGCGCAACAGATTGACGCTGAAAAAGGCGTTATATACGGTGTGGTACTTGCTCAGAAGGGTATGAATAAGAATGGGACATACTTTTCTGAACGTTTTTTAAATGAGTTAAAAGCAAAAGGAGATGAACGTGGCTATATTAAGGCGCGCTTTGGACACCCTACGATGTGTAATAACTCGTTAGGCTCTTACATTGGTAGATACAAGAACTTCAGAGTAGAAGATGAGAAGCTGTTTGGTGACTTGTATCTGGACGACATTACAAAGGATACGAACGTGGAGGGGCGTGGCATTACGATGTATGATTACATTATGCGAATGGCACAAAGCAACTCGGATATGTTTGGTAATTCGATTGTGATTTTAGCAAATTACGTAATTGAAGAGTACGAGGAAGACGGGGAAAAGAAAGAGGCTGATGGGCACGAGTTGATTGAGTGGATTTCGTCGGATTTGGTAGATGACCCTGCAGCTACTGATAGTCTTTTTCATTCAGCAGATGATTTGGGGGTGAAAATCACGGATTTTTTGGACGAAAACCCTCAAATATTTGAGATTTTAGAGAAAGAACCTAAGATATTAGGGGATTTTTTTAGCCGTTACGAGGTTTATTTGGGTAGAAAAAACAATAAGAAGAATATGAAAAAAGGTGTTTTTGCACGTGCCTTAGTGGCAATGTTTGGTAAATCGCTGTTTGATGTGGATTTGACGCTGGCAAATGGTGATATTATCACAGTAGAAACAGAGGCTGAAGAGCCTGCTGTAGGAGATAAGGTGAAGCAAAAGACGGACGGAGGCGAGGATGCTGAAAAGCCGCTTGCTGATGGCGCGTACTTGCTGAAAGACGAGCGCACCCTTGTAGTAGAAGGGGGCGTGATAAAGGAGATTAAGGAAAAAGAAACTCCTAAAGACGAGGGTAAAGAGTCTGACAAGGGAGCAGGTGCTGATGATGAATTTGCACGAGCGGTAATGGAAGGCTTCAATACGTTGGCTGAAAAAATTACTGCAATTGAAAAGAGATTTGCAAGAATTGAGAAAACGCAAAGCAAATTTGAAGTGGAAGACGAAGGTAGCGTAAGTAATGCAACTGCTGAGGGTAGTAAGAAAAAATTCAGCATCGAGGATATAAAGGCGAGAAAGGAGTCTTACAAAAAGTAATGTAAAAAATAAAGGTGAATTATGGCACAAACGAAATTAAAAGATTTTATCAAAGAGCAGGAGCGCACTAAGGAGTATATCAAGGATATTAAGGACTTGGTGGAGGAGCGTTCGCTGGGTATGGCTGACACTAAGGCAGCGATGACCATTGTAGAGGGTGTTACGACTAAAACTGAATATGGTTACTACGGGGCTGTAGAGGGTGTAACACGTAAAGATACTGGTTGCGGTATGGATCCCACTCCTTTTGATGTGCCAGTGCGCACGGGCTGGTGGAGCCCTGTATCGTTGAGGGCTACTGTATCAGAATGTTATAGTACGCTTGAGAACTCATTTCTGCAATGGGCAAGAGTGAAGGGCATTAAGAAATTGCATATTGAGGACACAGATTTTGTGAACTTCTTGGCAGAACGATTTGGGAACGCTATACAAGCGGACTTTAATAAGTTTGCTTTCTTTGGAAACACTCAAGCGAGCAATGTAGGTTCGGGCAGTGGTAGTGAGAATTTGAAGGCTGGGGTAGCAAAAGAGAACTATAATGCTATAGATGGTTTATACACTCAATTCTTGAAGATGGTAACTACTGACACAAGCAAGCGTGTAACAATTGCAGAGAATGCTCAGACGACTTTTGCAGCACAAAAAGCGTTAGCAAGAGATACAGCATTTAATGCTTTTACAGCACTTTTGGACGCTGCAGACCCTTTAACCTTTGCACAAGGAGCGCAGCCTATATTCTTGGCTACTCACTCGATGGTAACGAACCTATCGAGGTACTTAAGAAGTGAGTACAAGAACGAACTAACGCTTACTAAGATGGAAGGTGGTTATGAGGTAGCAGAGTTTGAAGGCGTGCCTATTGTAACGCATCGTTGGTTTGATGAGATTATCCGTAGGGATTTCAGCAATGGTACTAAGTGGGATAACCCTCACCGTGTGATATTGTTGGATAAATCGGAATGCCAGTTGGGTATCGATTCTGATAGTTCTTTGAAAGATATCGAAATAGAATACATAGGCGGTAAAGATGAGCACGTGTATTTGAAGGCGGCTTACAGTATGGACTTTCAACGTGTGATTGATACTACTGGGGCGATGGCGATTTAAGAATTAGCAAATTTGTCAATTAGCAGATTAGCAAATTTGCTAATTGACAAATTAATAAAATAACAAATTAATATTGAATTATGGCACAATGTGTTAATGTATTAAGTAAGGATTTGACCTTTGATTGTGATGATAAGGTGAAGGGTATTGAAAAGCGCATATTGCTTTTCAATAGGGCTGATATTGACTTTGCTGCAACTACAATTGAGGCTGACAAAAATAAAATGAATACGCTGGTGCTGAAGAGTGGCAAAACAGGGTATTTTTTTGATAACTTCAAAGAGACACATATATCGGAGAGTATTAAGCCGGAGATTTCAGATGATGATTATAACGGCTATAAACACTCAATAGGTATTACTGTGTATGGCAAGAGTGCTGATGATTATGCGCAAATTGACCAGTTTATAAACGGGGCGCAATTGGTTGCGGTGATTGAGCACAAAGCAAAAGGGGTAAGCAGTTTTGATGTATTAGGCTTCTTTGTAGGGCTGGAGGTAACAGAGGGTGAAGGCCGCACGAATGGTGGGGCGTTTAAGTTCACTATATCTACTCCTGCTAATCAGAAAGAGCCTAATGTAGCCTTGAAGTGGCTTGAGACTGATTATGCAACTACTAAGAAAAAATTTGACAAGAAACTGGCTGCTTAATTAGCCAATTAGTAAATTAGCATACTATGGTTTTCACTGAAGAAATATTAAAGGGGCTGATAAATGGTGGTTATGATAAGGCGGTGAGGGAGGACAAAGAGACCTTCATCGCCTTTTATGCTTACTTGTTTGGCAGAGATAACCTCTGTGAGAGTTGCCCTCAGAAGTTGCGCGGCTATTGGGATAGGCTGTGTAATGAAGGGATTGACGAACTTAATAAAATGAATATTATGGCAAAGAAAGAACAAAACACACAAGAAGAATTAACTAATGAGCAAATTAGTGAATTAGGAAGTGAAGTAACTCCTTCATCAGAAGGAGAACAATCGGTTAAGGAGGTAGATAGTAATGAGCCTTGCAAGTTTAGATTGCGTGCGGGTATTACTTCGTTAGCTATGGATTTTGGTAGCGGGGAGTTTTTTAACAATGATACGCTAACGAATGAGATTGCGGTACGATACCTTAAGATTAACCCTAATAGGATTGCGAACTTTGATTTGTATCCTGAGAATTGGAAAGAACTCATTAAGTAACATTATCAATTGACAATTAGCAATGGCAAGGCTGAAGGCGATAGAGTTGGCAAAAGAGGACAGGAAGACAAATAGCGAGAAATTTAAAGGATTTTCGTATTTGGCTAACGGTCAGAATAACGATTACCCTACAATCATTGAGCAGTTGGTGGCAGGTTCGCCAACGGCTCGTGCTTGTGCAGGGGTGATTGCTGATTTTATCTACGGACGGGGATTTGCATTGGAGATTGAAAGGCGTGAGCAAGCAAGGTCGCAAGGGGTCAGATTTAGAAAAGATGTGTTATTTGTGAATGATAAACGGGAGACCCCTAACGACTTGCTGAAAAAGGTATCGAGGAGCATCGCTATGCACAAAGGGGCATTCGTTCACGTAAATTACAATGGCTTCTATGAGAAGACAAGCGTGCAGGTATTGCCGTATAAGAATTGCCGTCTGGGGGCTAAGGATAGCAGTAGTTATAGGGGCAAAGTGCTGGTTTATAACGACTGGGATAAGATAACGAATGCTAAGGATAAGGATAAGAGCGTGGTGGCGATTGACCGGTACGACCCTCGTCCGGAAGTGATAGAAGCACAAGTAGCAAAGGCTGGTGGTTGGGATAAGTATAAGGGGCAAGTGTTTTTCTTAAACCTTGATAGGAATGATACCTACCCGCTGGCGTGGGCTGATGTAGTGCTATTGGATTGTGAGAGTGAACGACTATCAGGGATATTTACCCGCAACGGCTTTAAGAAGGGATTTTTTGGTACTTATTCATTCGTTACTCTACCGATGGAGAGCGAGGCGGAACGTGAGGACTTCAGGAGTGAACTTAAGAAGAGCATAGGCGTGGAGGCTGAACAATCGGTATTTCACTTTGAGACAGAAATGCAGGGGGATAAGCTGGAGAATAGCGTGCTTATTAAACCGATAGAGAGCAACATTAAGGCGGATATGTTTCAGTACGCTGATGAGAAGACGGCTAACAATATTCGCAAAAGTTATGGTAATGTACCTCCTGTACTGATTGATTATGTGGAAGGCAAACTTGGTAACACTTCTGGGGAAAGCCTTAAGGAAGCACGTATATTTATGCAAGAGCAAATGCAAGAGGAGCGACAGGACGTGCAGGAGATGTTTGAGGAGTTATTCGATGGCTTTGTAAGGGATATTTCGGCAAATGGGCTTTTTGAGATTAGCAAATTAGTAGATTAGCAAATGAAGTTATTGGTAAATAAGCAGGAGTGCAGCAAGTATTTGAGCGTTTCGCTCTTCAGAAAGGAGGAGGATTTCAACCGGTTTATAAGGGAGGCGCAAATGTTTGATTTGAAAGGGCTGGTTTGTGAGTCTTTTTACCAAGATTTGACAAGCGAAACGCCCGTGAGAGATTACACGTTATTGCTTGAGGGGGGTAGTTATACCTTTGAGGGCAAAAAATACGAATTTGCAGGGCTAAAGGCGGTATTAGCGTACTTTGCATACGCTCGCTATATATTTGTTGGGCATCAAGTTGATACGCCAATGGGGATTAAAGTGAAAGAAAATCAGGACGGGGAGACGATAAGCCAAACGGAACGGCGTGATGTGCGAACGATGTACAAACAACAAGCAGATATGCTGTGGGAGGACTGTAAGCGATACCTTGAGAGGACTGCATCTAATATAAGCGATTGTAATGATGGTTGTAGTGAGCGTAATAGAGCGTATAAATCAAGAATGAGAATGCAACTGATATGAGATGTACATTAGGATTAAAAGATATTAGTACGGATTGTGGTTATAAGCCCCTGAAGGGGGTGAAGCACAGAATGCTAATGATTAGATATGAAGATGTAGATAGGGTTCGCAGCGTTGTAGGTTATGGTACTGCTACAGTAGACTTGTATCTGAAAGGAGGCAAAAGCGGTAGTATGTTAGAACTTCAGGAATATTATAAGATTAATGGAGTTATGCGCTATAATAGCGGGGTGTACACTCAGGAGATAACAATACGCATAGGAGACACTCATAACGCTAACGAATGTATACAAGCGATTAGCGCATTGAGTAATGGTATGTGGGTAATGGTTGTAGAAACTATCAATGGTTCTTTTGAAGTGTTAGGATTTGGGGCCGGATTGGTACTAACTTCAGCAACTCGTGATTATAACACTAATGGGGTATCTGTAACATTAAACACTCCTTCAGGACTAACAGAACGACAAATGGTATTAGTGTGGGCATCAGAGGGAATTGATGGGACACAGAAGCGTAATCGTTTTGATAGCGGACTTTCGGAGAGAAAACGAAAGATATTTGATTTTTCTTTTGATAATACGTTTGAATAAAAAAATGATATGGGAAGTTTAGAGAATAATATTAGACTTATAAGGAATGAAACAGTAGAGGGAGGTAATACTAAGGAACGTATCGCTGAAACTTTTGAATTATTGGCTACAGAATTAGAGAGAAAGGTAAACAAGGATGCAAATAAGGGGCTTTCTTCGAACGACTTTAGCAATGAGCATAAGGATAAGTTAGAAGGCTTACAGCAGGTTGATACATCGGGCTTACTGCAGAAAGGAGCCTATACTGGTAATGCATCGAATTTGAAGGCTGATATTGATAAAAAGGTAGATAAAGTAGCGGGTAAGGGGCTATCGTCTAATGATTATACCAATGAAGAAAAGCGAAAGAATGAAGAAAATGCGCTTAAACGTGTTGCTAATATTACGGTTACTGGTGATGTAAATAAGATAATTACTATAACATTTGCCGACAGCACTGTAATGCAAGCCCCTTTTAAAGATAACGACCATATACCTCTTGCTGATGTGCATATGAACTCGTTGAACTTCAATGAAAACACTGGAGTTCTTACAGGGGTAAAGAGCGATGGCAATGAGATTAGTGTATCGTTAGATGGTCGTTATTCATTGATAGGACACAACCACGATGATAGGTACGCACCTAAAACCCACCATCATAACGAGTACGCACTCCGCACACATAGGCACAACTGGGATGATTTTGACGGGAAGCCTAATAACCTCGCTACCACTGAAAATGTTAAAACAGCAATTGAGGGGATACAAATAGGGGGAAGGAATTATATTCTTAACAGCGAAAATGAACGATATAAAGAATATATTGGTACTTCTGAAGCATATATTATCTATCAGATAGCAAGTGGTCAATTAGAACCTAACACTCAATATACTTTATCTTTAGAGTATAAAAGTGAAGAAGTAAGGAGTGTTGATTTATTTTTTCTTACCTCAGAACATAGAGAGAAATCTGGATTACCTGATACCAATGGTGTTTGGAGAAGAGAAACATTTACATTTACAACAGGAAATAATCCTAATCAAAAAGGATACATTAGAATTGACAATAATGGTAGTGCGTTGGGTAATGTTACATCTAAACTATGGACAAGGCTCGTAAAACTTGAGAAAGGTAACAGAGCTACAGATTGGTCTCCCGCTCCTGAAGATTTTGTTAGAACCGAAGATTTAATGCGTAAGATAACCCGTACAGGGTACGAAACAAGTACAAGTATTGTTGTCTCCCAAGCCCAGCAGAATGATACTGTATTCGTTAAGGCAAGTTGTACGCTTGGCTTGCAGAATATAGAGCATTTAGGTAGTGTATCATTCATTAAAACATTCGATACTGGTGCGGTAACCTTTACTTGTGCAGGAAAAAACATAATATATCCTTTTGATAATACTTTTAATGGCAAAAAAGGCTCTACAGCAGTGGTTAGCATTCACAATAATGACTGTTATATAAGAATTAGTAATGTTTAAACATATACAGAAGCTATGAATGCAATACATTTCTTTGATTGGGGATTTGAGAATAAAAAATATAAAGAAGCAAAATTGAAGAAACAATCAGATGAAATACTCAATGAACTACACACTTCCCCTGTAGATAGAAGTTGGTATTATCGTGTAGGTAATTATTGGTATAGATATACATACACTAATTATAGCGGTTCTACTTATGGTTGGACAAACTTTGGCAAACGCGATGATATAGATGAGTTGATACCTTATTTTTCTTCTGCATCTATACTATATTTAATAAATTGTAGTGCAAAGAAAATAGTGTTTCCTCAAATTACTTTAGATGGATTACTCTACGAAATTCAATTTAGTGATACCGGCAGAGATGGTATTAATGACAGAAATACAGTAATCAGCGTTCCACCAAAATATGGCGGAAACATCACTACTTTTAAAGATAGTGGTACTTCGAGAAGAGGTTTTGTTTTCTTTAATACAACTAATCTTGTTGGAAAACGACCTTACATAGAAGTTGGTCAATTTGAAGACCCTGAAAAATTAAGAAAAAAAATAATAATAGAATAAACGATGATAAACTACATTTTACAAGGCTTCGGCTTTACCGGTTGGCGAGACTTTATTAACTCCAGTTTTGGACACACTTTTTCAGTGAACTTTATTGCGGTTGATGTGGTAGTGTCCGCTTTTATAGGTTTGGTTCATTTCCTTTTTGGATTCAATCACTTATTTCTTGCCGCTTATGTGGTGCTGATACTCTTTGAGTGGTTAACAGGCGTACAGGCATCGTTTAAGCGTGGGGAACGACACGAGAGCCGCAAAATCGGGCGTATGCTGCTTAAGATACTTACTTACTTGGTGCTGATATATGTACTGCATACGTTTGAGGCTAATATTAAATTTCCTGCGATAGGCGATTTTGAGTTCGACCCCTTTCACTGGCTGTACTGGGTGGTGGTGCTTGCTATTATATGGCAGCTGGTAGTGAGCCTATTAGAAAACTTAGATTGTTTAGGGTTTAAGTTTGCACGTGTGCTGCTGAAGATTATAAACAAGAAATTCTTTAAGATGTTTGACCTTACAGAAGAAACTGAAAATACTAATACTTAATTATTATGACAGCAAAAGAATTTATACAAACTTATAAGCCGTTTGCGCTGGAAAGTGAACGCAAAACGGGCATTTCGCATTTATTTATTTTAGCACAAGCCGCCTTGGAGAGTGGTTGGGGGAAGCGAGCCCCTGGATATAACTTTTTTGGAGTGAAGGCAAGAAGCGGCACGCCTGCTGATAGTAAGCAATTGCTGCTTACTACAGAGGTATTAGATACGCCAACTATTAACTCGCAAAAATTTCCGAAGATTATTAGCATTACACAAAGACCTGATGGGAAGTGGTTGTATAGTGTGAAGGACTGGTTTATGAAGTACTACACTGTAGAGGAGGGTTTTACTGACCACGCTCAATTCTTTTTTAGGAACAAGCGATATGCGAAGGCTTTGGAGGTAAAGGATAATCCTTACAGATTTGCTGAAGAAGTGGCAAAGGCAGGGTATGCTACGGCTCCTGATTATGCTACAGTGCTTAAGAAAACAATTAAAATGTTAGAGAGTTATGGTTAGGATAGTATGGTTATTATTGGCGTTTCTGGCCCTTGTGGGGTGTAGGACACGCAAAGAGATAGCAAGTGAGCATCAGCACAAAGTGCAAAAAGAGCGGTTTATACACTATAAAGACAGTGCGCTGGTATTGTCGCAAAGGCTTCAGCAGTTGGATTTTATGGCTTTTCAGGATTGGTCGGTAGAGATTGAGAGTGGGAAGGATAGTGTGGGGAATGCGCAGGAGGTAACTTATTACCGCATTAGGGACGGTGATAATGAGACTATTAGGGTAACAGGTGGAAAGGTGAGGATAAGTGGCAAAAGCAGCCTTTCTAATAGCCTAATAGAGGCGAATAGTACCCTTACTAATACGATTACTCAGAAGACTGATGAAAAACGATATACGAGCACTGAGACGAATATTCTTCATAAAACAAAAGAGGTGAAAGGAATAGTAATAAGATGGTGGTGGATAGCAGTTGTGCTGATGGCTATGTGGATTGGTTGGCGGTATAAGGTGTTTCGGTTTTAGTTTTTTCTGAAAAAAGCCCGTGCGAGTGTGTGCACGGGCTTTTTCTTTATTTGTAGGTTAGGTTACTCTTTTGAATTTTCACTAATAATAAATTTA